AGCGTTGCCGTTATGATCTAGATTATTTTCAGATTCGACAAAGCCTCCAAGTGAGCCAGCTACAACTAAGCCAAAATCAATTAACGCTTTGATTCTGTATAATTTCTTGCCCGACCAATGCTCAATAAATTCATCGGTTAGTTCATATTTTTTACGTTCGGTCATTATTTTGTTCCTTATAGTAAAAATCCCGCACTTGGCGGGATTGAGGTTGTTATCCATATTGATGGTAAAAATCGTGAGCATCTAAATGCCCGAGGTTATTTTCATTAAGCCAACTCTCGGTTGAGTCGATTAAAATTGCAAAATAAGCACCATCAGGCATATCCTCATACATTGTCTTTACCGCATCTAGATAAGCTTTATATTCTCTGATTTGACTTTTATTCGGTCTCTTATAGCGTTTGTTTTTCATTTCTCACCCCATTTGTTTAATCAGTTCATCATAATACGTACTCGCCAAACTCACACGTTCTTGGATTCTTGCAATAATTTTTTCATCTCGCCTAATCTTTACGGTGGTAATACGTTTTTTAATCGGGATTTGTTCGACTAAATCGACGTATTTAGTTGGTTCTTGCCATTGTGGAATTTGGTCTAGAGGAGTAGGGAATAACACAAAATCAATTTGAGCTTCTTCACAATCCCAAAGCCACATATAGCCTTGCATTTGTGCGTCATAGCCTTGTTTAATCACTTTCGCTTCGGCTTCATCACGAAAGAACGGATGAGAGCCGATATCGTACGTACATTTTGTATCAATAATTAACTTACGGCTTGGCACATAAATATCACATTCTCCAGTTAGTATTGCATTGCCACAAGGCTTATTTCTGCGCTCAGTATTCTTTTTAAGTGGCAGACCACGAGTCATACCGCTTAATTTAATTGCTTGATCTTCTAGCTCTAGTCCTTTAGCTGTGAACTTATTACCTTCAAATGACTGCCAACCGAACAAGTCAAATTTTGCAATTTCTCGCACAGCAGATTTTGCAGATTGAGAGATTTCTCCAGCTTCTTTTTCCGCTTTTGTTTTTGGCTCAGATAGAAAATTGCTTAATCCCGAACATCTTACCGTGAGTTGATATAAGTTATTGGTTTCTTTCATTTTCGATTTTCTCTAATTCGTCATATTGCGAATTACTGAACTGTACGCCGTTATCGCACAATTCTTGTAGAGTTGTTTCGCCATTCAGAATATTTTGTTTATAAAGCTTAAAATTTTCTGGAGTAGCGGTCATATCTACGAACTCTGCGTCTTGAATATCGTTGTCAGGATAAGAAAACTCTGAATTATCTACATCTTTAACTACGGCTTGATCAGCGAGAACTGCTTGTTGCATCTCCACTGATAGTGGAGCTTGTTTTGATAACAGCAACTTCATTACTGTTTTGAGTGCCATCGCTTCAAAGTTGTCCGCCCACACGCTCGTCGCCCATTGTCCTTTCGCTTTCTTATCAAGATAAGTACGATAAGTCTGTGAATAGCGTTGTGCGTGCTGATCAACCTCAAAAGCAGTCATATACAACTCAGCAGTAAAAGTATTTACAAGCTGAAAGTAAGCGTAATAACCAACTGGCTTTTCGTTTGCTTCAGGTTTCTGTTTCCAATCAAACTCATAGCCATTAATAGGGTCTTCGTTGATTAGCTGCTTCTCGTAAACCGGTACGGCAACCAATCGTTTAAACTGTCCGCTACGTTGTGCCAACTGAATTAATCCTTTGTAACCTAGCTGGAATTGAGCTTCGGTCTTACGCTCTTTCTTATTTTGGTAAGGGACGATATAAGCAAAACCTAAACCATTTTGAAGCGGTAGATTAAGTGTTGCCGCCATACATGCTGCATTGAATACGCTCATTGGATCAGCGTTACGTAGCATTGAGTTGCTATTCACAATTTGCAAGACGCTTGTCGTAAAAGTTGATGCGTTCTTATTGAGCAACTCTTGCAGTTTTTGCTTTACATTTTGCGACTCAAACAGTGTTTTGATAGGGAATTTATCTTGCTTTTTAGCTACTTGATTTTGATTTGTCATTTCTTAGCCCTCCACAACCTTACGCATACGTTTTACAATACCTTCCGCCTTACTCGGCTTATTGATATTAAACAAGCGGTCTGAAGTGGTTTTACGTGATTTACCGTTAGCAAAGTAAATCGTGACTTGTTTGCCGGTTTGTTTAAAACCGGTGATTTGTAATTCTTGCATTTTGATTTCCTCTTGCTTGATTGCGTTTTCTAGCATTTCTTTTGCCGGTTCGAGTTTCGCCGGTATGGCATTTTCTTGACCGCTTACTTGCTCGGTTTCTGCTTGTAAGTTTTCGTCCGTGCCGGTTAAATCCTTGAACTTAATTTGGCGTTTTCGGCTTAATGACGGGTGGTTGCGTTTGACGCTTTCTTTCACATCTTCAATCATTGCAAAACTCTTTGTTGTTGCGATAAATTCGCCATGTCCGCTAAATAGCTCGGCAAAGTAACTGTCATTATCTTTGTGCAGCTCTACGATTAATTTGTAACTCATTGTTCAACCTCTAAATTCGATTGGGATTTGTTGTGATTTTGGATATTTGCAAACATATTCAGTTTGGAATAACGTGCCATTTGAGCGATTAATCATATCGCCGCCTGCTTGCTGGCAATGAACTTGCTCAAGTGTTTGCTTGCCGTCAAAATCATTAGATTGACAGCCGGTAACTTGTCCGCCAACAACTAGCGCAAGTGTAAGTGCGCCAAGTACGTAACCTAGATTGCTCATAAAACACCTCTAAACTGTTTGTAAATTAATCTGATTCTTGAATTTTAGGCAAAAAAAAGACCGCTTGTTTAAGGCGGTCAAAGGAGGTTTACCTAAGGAAATGAAAACTAGCGAGCTTTTAAAGCTGCATCGCCATTAGCTTGCCATTTAGAACCGCTCTACTCGGGCAGAGTGCAAACATGAAAGAACCCGAGGGAGAACTTAGAGCGGTTTTAGATAGCGCCTGTGTTTACTCCCACAGGCAGGAGGAACGTTACACAACACACAAACTTCTAACATTAACTATCACAACTCGCTTTTAAGTGTGCTTCCAGCGCATTCTCAAATGCAGTTGTGCCGGTTAATTCATCTGCTATCACACTAAATCCGTTCGTGCGAAGCAGCGTTAGAACCTTATCCTCAAGCCTAAAATAAGGCTTGTCAGATTCATCAGGCGGAGCGCCTAAAATTACATTATCGTAATAACTCATACATACCCCTATATTCACTCATCAGAAAGCGCACTAAAGGAAAAATTTACAAGCACTTTAAACATAACGGAGTACCTAAAGTGCGCTTTCGGATGAATACCGCCACCGAAGATAGCGGTATGATTAAAGGATATATAAATGTCAAATCACGGTGTTTACTTCCACACCTCAAAACGTCCTTTTGTTCGTCTCACGGCTAGCTTCGTTTGATTCTTCGCAAAGACGCTTTGAGGTGCACTATCGTTATTTCGTGACCCGATAGCGCAAAGGTCGGAGTCGGAAATTCTTGCACCTTATTATGTGCGACCAGTAATTCCCTGATACATCACCCGATTTAGGTTACCTATCTTATTGAGCGGTGGGTCTATATGGTCTTCCACGCTTTGACTAACTCTCACCAATCATTATGGCAAGCAATGTATCTGTAATCTGATTGTTAAAGAGCGTTGCCTTTCGGCTAGGGCAGAACCCTTATTCAAGCCCTCCGACCGAGGGCTTAGTAAAGATTCTTAGCAGAGATACATATTCCAAAGTTGTTCGGCTTTTTCAGCGTTCATTTTTTCGCTTTGGCTCCACTCAATCAGCTTACCGTTTCTAAACATTGCTCTTTCAACGACAAATTCATTTGTTTCTTCATTTTCGTATGCTTCGAAAATTTGAATAAATCCGTTGCCACGTTTCTCTTTATGTCTGCATAAGATGAAATCTTTATTGTTGAATACGCTTTGAGTGTCCATTTTGTTTCTCCTTGTGGGCTATCTCGTTTTGATGGGTGTATAATACAATAAGTATTTTTATAGTCAATACAAAATGTATTTATTTGATGAGGTAAAAATACAAAATGTATTTAAAACCTTGATTTTAAAGGAAATAAATTTTTGGAAAATTAGTTTGATTGCTTGTTTTTTAGTCAATTCAGGTGGGATTTTGAGAATTTTTGCGATCTAGATCGAAGAGATTAGCTGCTGTTTTTGACCGAAATGTGGATTTCTCTATCATAATGACAAAGCAAGGAGGACTTATGAATGTATCGAAAGACGATGTTTTAATCGAACTAAGCAATCTTATCGGGAAAGATAGAGCAGTATTGTTACTGTTGCTACAAGCGCTTAAAGATGGGTATGGAGAATTAATATCATTAGCCCATCAGGAGATAGAGATTATTGAGTAGTAGGTGACCATTTTCAAATAATGTACGGCTGTTGGCGAAATTGATTTCGTCAAGATAAAAGAAAACCGCCATGAGGCGGTTTAGTTTAGAGGCTTTTAGCAAATTCTAATAACTGGCGGTCTTCATTCCAGCTGATATGTGGTATTTTAAATTTATCGAATGTTCGTTTGATAGTGTTTAAAATATTGACTTTATCTGCTGTATCGGGCGTGTCTAGTGTAAAAAGAATATTGTCTGTTTTTAATAATCCTTCTTCTTCGGCACGGTTGATTTTAGCCACCCAACTATCGCAATGTTCAATCATACTTGGACTTTCAATTTGATCAAATGCCAGTGGTTTCACTGCTTTTAAGATTTGTGGGTCGTTATCGTTTTTTAATGCAAGAGGTAATGTAAATTTAGCCAATTCCCCCCGTACTATGTGCTGTTTATAGCTTAGTAAGATTTGATCAGCATCTTGCTTGAATAGCATTCTATAATGCTTGATGATGCTTTGTTCTTGGCTTTCTGTTTTAACTCCAGCATTTTGAATAAACTGATGATATAGATTATTGAAATAAGTTTGCGGATCATCCACAACGCCAACGGCAGCATCACTATATTGTATAATACCTTCTTTGACATCAACGTAGTGATGAAAAAAGGTAGCCATTTCTTGAGGCGATACATCAAAAGGCTGATTAACAATATATTGTAATTCGTTATCAATGGTATCACGTACGCTTTCAAAAATTTTGCTACGATAGAAAAAATCATTTACTCGCTTGTTGTTTTTGCTGACTAAGCGATAAGTTAATTTTTTGCTTTCAGGCTCACACATCAATAAACCAACATTGACGAATTCGCCTGTTTCAAAGTACGGACGATACCGTACAAAACTATATAAAATAGGGTGTTTCATTCTATGTTGTTCCAATAGTGGGGATCGGTGATTCGGGAAAGAATTGTTTTAATTCTATGAATTTCGGCATCCATTTTTTGATATTCTTCATCATCAATAGGAAACCAACAATCAGGAATTTGCTGATAAATATCGTTAAATTCGTTTAATATGTCAATCGCTTTTTGACTAAAAACGTCTTTATCTACCCAATCTAAGCGCCAGCTCCTGTTTTGAGGTGCAAATATATGCTCATCAAATTGTGCGTATTCATCAAATGCCAAATTGTGATCTATCACAAGAATTTTTTGCTGTTGTTCATCAAACAATAAATTAATATTGCCAGTGCCTACGCTGGAGGCTGTTCTATCGGAATTTAAAATCCAGCGGTCAAACATGTAAAGCAATTTCTGCGCTGTTTCATCAAGGTAGTGGATATTTGTTGCCTGTGCTGTCTTTGCTACTTTAGCGTGCTTCATAAATATTGAAGCGAATGCTGTACCTGTTGGCAAATCACTTCGCCACTCAGCCGATACATAGCTATTTGATTCTAGCGTTACTTCAACAAAGCAAACTTCGGGGCTAGGTAGTGCGATTTTGTGAGCAAGAATAGACCCGAATACTTCCGCCAATAGTTGAGGTAAAGGCATCATAGCAAGTGTTTTTACGATAACCCATTTTCCTGTGTCTGTTTGACAAATAAAAGGGCGAGTGATCCCCATTTTCGCCCTTTCCCGAATGAATATTATTTTATCCATATATTTTACCCAATAAAATTCAGCTGCTGGCTCTGGTGGACTTTTACCCTTGTGATTCAACAGCTTGCTCAATATCCTCAAACGCTACAAATCGATAGGCTTTAACAATTGCCCCCACGGTGTGAATATTAACCACTTCATTTTCCGGTAGATTGAATGGTTGATGAGCGTTATTAATACTTGAAAAGCGATATTCACCATCACGGTGCCAATCAAGAGTCTTAATCATATACTGACCTGCAATAGTACAAATCAGTACATCATCACCATTCATTGGTGGTGTATTAGGTTCAATTACAATATATTCACCACTTTTAATGCGAGGCTCCATTGATGAGCCTTTACCGCGCACAGCGTATGCATCAGGATCTGCGCTGTATAAATTGATGTAGCCTGTTCTTAATTCTTCCAATCTTACCGTTTCATCACGTCCCATTGTTGCTTCACCCACTACTGGGATAATCCCATCCTTTGGTTTTCCTATTATTTCAAGTTCATCATTGTCTAGCGTTGTAATTAATCCATCAGAATTAAGAATTACCTGATCTACACCAACAACATTAAGCATTTTTGCAACATCATCAAAATTTGGAGTTCTTCTGCCTGTTAGCCAATGCCCAATAGAACCCTGCGTTCTATCTAATGCCTCCGCTATGTCATCTTGTTTAAGATTTTTCTCTACCATTTTTTCACGAACAAACTCATTCCACTGCCTTTTCATAATGTCTCCTAATAAATTTTTCTAATTATTACGCTTTGTATTAATTTATTAAAATACAAAAAGTATTTACTTTTATCAAATAAAAATACATAATGTATTTACAAGTTGATAGAGAGGAAATATGAACAAGATACTCATATTTAGAAAAGAAATAGGTTTAACGCAAATGGAGTTAGCAAATGAGATCGGTATTACTCAAGGGGCATTAGGTCACTATGAGCAAGGACGAAGAAAGCCATCATTAGCAATGTCCAGAAAACTAGTGGAAGCGTTAAATAAGTTTGGTGCGAATGTATCGATTGATGATGTGTTCCCGCCAGAAAACGAGAAATAAAAAACCCACGCTGTAACGTGGGCTTAAAAGTTTAACAACGAAAAGGTATTTTCGATGAATCAATTATTAAATATTTCAGAACAAAAATCAAGCGCTATCACGATGAGTAGCCGTGAGATTGCGGTGTTAATCCAAAAAAATCATAGCGATTTATGTCGTTCAATCGGTAGATTGATCGAAAAGCAAGTGATTAAGGGGTATCAGCCAACGGCTTACACCCACCCGCAGAACGGTCAGAGTTATTACGAATATCATTTAGCTAAAAGGGATTGTTTAATTGTCGTTGCTCAGAATTGCCCTGAATTTACAGCGGCAATTGTTGATCGCTGGCAAGAGCTAGAAAACCAACAAGCGGTTAAATTGCCGCAAAGTTTTGCAGAAGCCTTGCGCTTGGCGGCAGATTTGGAAGAAGAGAAACAAGCCCTCTTACTCGAAAATCAACAACAATTAGCGCAAATCGAATCAATGGAGAGCTATTTCCGTAATGGAATCTCAGCTCCTCAATTTGCTAAAGGTTTGAACGGCGTTAATTCGCATCAAATCAATGAGCATTTACATCAAGTTAGATGGTTATACAAAGATGCAAAAAATCAATGGCGAGTGAGCTCTTACGCACGAGATCGCTATATGACGGAGCAACCCGTTCCAGTACTGAATCACGGCAAAGAACAGTTAATGACTTACAAGCCTGTTTTACTCCAAAAAGGCGCCGCCAAAATTTACGAATGGTACACGCAAGGAAAACTCACGATGAAAGCAAATTGGAATGGTGAATTCACGCAAGATAAGGTGGTGGGTCTATGAGTAGGTTCATCCCAAATTCATTTCAGGTCCCGAATGCAGTCGTTGATGAATTTTTAAGAAAAATGTCAGGCCCCGGCATTAAGTGCTATTTGCTAATCACTCGCCAAACAACAGGTTGGCAAAAACAGAAAGACCGCATATCAATTAATCAATTTATGGAAAAGTGCGGGATCAAGGACAAAAGAACCGCTCAAAATGGAGTAGCAGAGCTTGAGGAATTAGGTTTAATCATTGCCTTTAGACAACTAGGAGAAATTACTGAATTTACACTTAATTTTGACTTTGAATGCGATGAATGTGAACCAGTAGCAAAAAATGTACCTAGTATCAAAAATTGCACGCAACCAGTAGCAAAAAATGTACCTAGTACCAGTAGCAAAAAATGTACCTCTACAAAAAACAATATTAAAAACAATATTACAAATAATACCCTTACGGGTATTAATGCACGCACACGCGAGACGAAAAAATCTGCTGTGTTGATGTTGCTTGAACAATTCGGCATTACAGGCAAATTGGCGGAGGATTTTATCGTACACCGCAAAGCCAAAAAAGCCCCGATTACCGAAACTGCACTGAATGGCTATCAGCGAGAGGCAGACAAAGCCAAAATCCCGATTCAAAAGGCGGTGGAAATTGCGATTGAACGCGGCTGGACAGGATTTAAAGCCGATTGGCAATGGCAAGACGATCAACCTAAACATCGCCCAAAAGACAATATGCGAGCTGAATGGAACACCCCTGAAGCGTGGGCGGAGGTGCTTTGATGAGCCTGCAAAAAACAGAACAAAATCGACCGCTTGCAGCGTTAGGCGAGCAGCAAGGCAAATTATCCAGCGAAATCGAAAACTTGGTTGATCGCATTTTCGACCAGTTGTTAGCAAGCTGCCCAAGTATTCAATACTGGTCGGAAAAGCAAGTTGCCACCGCTAAACAGCAATGGATTTTAGGTTTTGCAGAAAATCATATCCGCACGATTGACCAAGTTCGGCAGGGGATGAAAGCCTTGCGAGCCAAAGAGGATGATTTTGTACCAAGTGTGGGAAAATTTATTGGTTGGTGTAAGCGGATTGATTTTGAGGAACTAGGTTTACCAACCGTGGAGCAACTGCTCAAGCGATTGAATTATTTTTCTGCTTTCGGGTTTAGTGAAATTCACGAGTTTAAATTTCGGTCAGATGCCGAATACTGGCTCTTAACCGATTTGTACGATCGAAATTGTCAGCACAGCTGGAAAGACGAAACGCTCCGCAATCAAGCTGAAAAAGTGTTAATTGCAATGGCAAAACGGATTCAATCCGGTGAAACAATACCGGCACCGGCTATCACGTTACCGAAAAAATCAGAATGTTATGTACCGCCGGAAGATGTTATTTCTAACCGGTTTGCAGAGCTAAAAGCCAAGATGGGGATAAAACAATGACCGAACAATTCGACAGAAACACGTGGCAAACGCCTCCTTACTTCAGCAAATGGGTAGCAAAGAAATGGCATTGCACGATTGACGGCGCATCATTTTCACATAACAAGGTTTGTGGACATTGGATTGGTAAAATGGCTGAAGGCGAAGATAGTGCCGCGCACATTACAGATGATTTCCTAGCCGACAACTTACCAGATTATTTAAGTAATTGGGGGTGTGGTTGTCATTCGATTTTCGTTAATCCACCTTACTCCAACGTTACGCCATTCATTCAACAAGCTAAACGGCTACGAGATGCGGGGCATTTGGTGGTGATGTTGCTGAATAACGATAAATCAACGCAGTGGTATCAGCAGCATGTTCATAATGTTGCAAGTGAGGTGATTGATATTATTGGCGGACGAATTGCTTTTATCCACCCTGTTACAGGAGCGGAAATCAAAGGCAACAGCAAGGGACAAATGGTGATCGTATTCGATCCAACAATGCAGGATTTTGTAACACGCTCGGTTAGTTTGGATTTTGTGAAGAAGGTGGGTGGGTATGATTTCTGATGTGAAATGCCCTAAATGCGGAGGCGAGCTTTCCAAATGGGAAGATGATTGGACAGGCACCGAATACCGTTGTGAGGGATTTGCCAAAGAGCCGAAAGATGAGCGTTTTGGCGACTATCACTGGATGAACCGTACCAAGTCTTGTGGGTGGTTTGAGCAAAATGAAATCGAACACTAATTTTGTTGAATACAACAACCGAGCCAAGGCGAACAAGTATGCCGAGTACATCACAGGCGAGGAACTGCGGAAATATGTTGCACGCAAGGTTGAGCAATATGCAGGGCAGAACGTCAGCGTATTTGATGGTGCAGCGGGTAGCGGACAGCTTGAGCAATTTATTCAACCGTCTTCATTTGTGGCGGTGGAAATTCAAGCAGAGAGTTGCGAGGCATTAAAAGGCAATTATCCGCAAGCGGTCGTTTTTAATGAAAGTTTTTTCACTTATCCAACCGCTTGTCAATGTGATTGCGTGGTAATGAACCCGCCTTTTTCCTTGAAATTTAAGGATTTGAGCGAAGAAGAACAACAGGGAATTCAAGCGGATTTTCCGTGGAAAAAGTCGGGCGTAGTCGATGATATTTTCACGCTGAAAGGGCTTGCTAATGCTAACCGTTGGGGCTTTTTTATTCTGTTTCCTGGTGTGGCGTATCGTGGCACGGAAAAGCAATTCAGGTCGTTAATTGGCAATCAGCTTGTAGAGCTTAATCGTATTCAAAATGCTTTTGAAGATACCCCTATTGATGTGCTGTTTTTGGTGGTGGATAAGCTCAAAACCGACAGCAACGCTAAACGTGAATTGTATGACTGCAAAGCCAAGCAGTTAATCAATTCGGATGAATGGACGATTAACCCCGACCATTGGGAGCAGGTACAGCCACCCGTCAGGGCAGAAGAAAAGGTTAATCCCATTGAGCTTGAAGCCTTTGCCCGGGAAAGTGTGAAAAAGAAAATTATCGCAGAACTGCGATTTAGCAAAATGGTAACGATGTTTGAGCGAACGCCCGAGGCGGAATTTGATGTGTTTTGCGATGAAATTTGCGAACTAGTTCAAGCGGAAAAGTTTTCAAACGGAGCAAGTACCTTTGATTTAGATTCAATGGTTGGGGCACTGAGATGAAAGCCCAGATGATTAAGACTGCCGGCGGTGCGCTTGTGCCGCTGGACGATGAGCAAGCGGAGGCGTTGAAAAAGTTTCGTAATGGCGAGCAGTACGAGATTGAAATCAAGCTATCACGCAATCCGCAATTCCACCGTAAAGTCTTTGCGTTTTTTAAATTCTGCTTCGATCACTGGTCGGCGGATAAAACCGATTGGCGGTATTTTGACGAGCGTACGCAATTTGATGTATTCCGCAAGAATCTAACAGTTCTAGCAGGTTTTAAAGACGTGAGCTATACCATTGATGGGCGTATGCGGGTTGAGGCGAAATCACTTGCTTACGGCAATATGGAACAAGACGAGTTCGAGCGGTGCTATCAGGCACTAATTACGGCGGCAATCAAAAATATATTTCAAGGTTGCGACCGTCAAACCGAAGAACAGTTGTATGCGTTTTTCTGGTAGTAATTCATAGTAGTTGATAGTAGTTCATAGTAAAGATTACTTTTTGCTTGATAAATTTATCAAGCAAAAAATGAACAACTGGGAGAAAAAATGGAAGGATGGAACGGATAAATGGGCTGGGTGATTTTATTAATCGGCTTTTGGTGTGCAGCAATGGCGTTATTTTTCGTGATGATGGAAAAATGAAAACAGGATGATTACAAAAACAGTATTTATCACCGCTTGTTTTATCGCAAGCGGTTTATCAACGGCAATAAGTTGGTGTCAGCATGGACGAGATAAATCTTAAATGCCCCGATTGCGGGGCGGATATGAAAGACTGGCGGAAGTTTTCGGAAAAGTCGGAAATTGACAAAGAGAAACCGTTTGAGTGTGTGGGATCCCGCTGTGGTAAGCGGTGGAGTGAGGAGGAGTTAAAACATGAAAAATAACACGTTAGATCAAATCAGAGACGAACGAGCCAAAACGCACGGAAGATTCGAGGATGGAGCAAAGGTATTTGAGATCTTAACAGCTCCGGTTGCGCAAGCTTTAAATGACGGACACATCTCAAATGTGCAGCATTATGGGTTGATTATGGCGATGTCAAAAGTTACACGAATTTTAGTCGGAGATCCGAATGAAAAAGATCACTGGATAGATGGCGCTAATTATTTACTGCTTGGAGGTGGAGTTAATGACAGTAAATAAACCGCCAAAGCAGCACAAATGTAAAGAGTGCGGGGCGTATTATATCAAGTCCAGAAGCACACAACAGGCTTGCTCTATCAAGTGCGCTATGGCGATCGGCAAGCGAAAAACTGAAGAAAAACGCAAAAAGCAAGAAAAAGCCGACCGCTTGATGGAGCGTAAACGAATGAAGGCTTTAAAAGAAAAGCTGAAAAGCCGCAAAGAATGGCTGAGCGACTTGCAGAAGATATTCAACAAATTCATTCGCTTGCGTGATAAAGATTTGCCGTGTATTTCGTGCGGCAGATTTCACGCCGGCAAATATGATGCCGGTCACTATAAAACAGTGGGAGGCAATCCGGAGCTAAGATTCAATGAGGACAATTGTCACGCTCAATGTGTTCCGTGTAATCAGCACTTGCACGGCAATATCGTAAATTATCGAATCGGCTTGATCGAGCGGATAGGGATTGAGCGAGTGGAATTCTTAGAAAGAAAGGACCACCCGCCGCAAAAGTTATCGGTCGATGAAATTAAAAGCCTAATTAAGCATTACAAAGCAAAAGTAAAAGAATTAGAAGGATAGCGAATGATTCCTAAGCATATACAGAATACGTGGCTGCCTCCAGCAAAGCAAAAGCATTACGAAGAAGTTTTTAAAATGTATGGAGCTTGGGAGTTTAGCGGATTAGACCGAGACAAGAGAGTAAACATGATTTACAAGTTTATGCGTTCGGTCGAGGCGATCGATAAACTAGGAATGCGTCCAGTATGTAATGACCAGTTAGGCATGCTGATTAATGAAATACTGACCGTACGCACCAAGCACGCCAAAGGCGATACAGTTTTAATGCGTGATTTCTTCAAGCAGAAATATTGGTTTGGTCGTTCGGAGCGACAAATTGCAATGTATATGCAAAAGCGCGACGATGAGGGAAAATGCCTAAGACGATGGCAAGAGGTTGTTCAGCAAAATTTGCGAGAAATTGAACGTTATTTGGCTGAACAGCTTGAAAAGTTAATCCCTGTTCACAAAAATGCTAATTTTCTTAAAAAATATTTATTTTTTTCTTGATTTTAGTGCGTATGTGTTATAGTATTTGTGGTAACGGTGGGCGAAGTTTAAGTAATCTTCCGTTTGTTTACATATTTATGTCCTTTAGCCTCTATGATAAGAGGTTTTGCGTGTATCGTATAATGGTTATTACCTTAGCCTTCCAAGCTAATGATGACGGTTCGATTCCGTTTGCACGCTCCATAGTTACAAATTTCACAGGCTCGCTTTATGCGGGTCTTTTTATTGCCTCGAAAAAGATAAAGCGGGGTGGAGTATGTATAAAATGCCGGATAAAACACCAGATGTTTGGGCAGCCTTGTTTGCTTACTTACATCAAAACTATAACGCCATCACTGGTTTTGTGATGGCTTTTTTTATGTCTATGCTGCGTGGATTTTTTTTACAACAAAAAATTACATTTCGCCAGCGGTTGCTTGATGGCTCGATTTGCGGCGCACTTACATTGTCGTCTATGTCACTATTAGTATATGCCGGAGTGGGTGAGAGTTTATCTACGTTTGTTGGCGGCATGCTTGGATTTGTCGGCGCTGAGAAAATTCGTGAGTTTCTTTTTTCGCTTATTCGCAAAAAAATTGACGTAAACGATGTTGGTTTTGGCAAACAAAACAAGGTTAATGATTACGATGAGTTTAATTAATATGATACAGCAAATGTCAGATTCGCTAGATGTCAAAATGCACATTTCTGAGGCTAAATTTCTTTCTGTCTTTCCTAAATCCAAGCCTCTAATTTATCACGAGATTGCAAAATATATTGGTTTAGCCGGTTGCAAGACAAAAGAGCAGCAAGCTATGTTTCTAGCTCAATGCGGTCATGAGACGGCTGGTTTTAGCGCATTTTCCGAAAACCTGAATTACTCAGATATTGCACTGCTTCGCACATTCCCGAAATATTTTAATACCGGCAATGTAAAAGCGTATGCGAGACAGCCGGAAAAAATTGCAAACCGTGCTTACGCTAACCGCATGGGTAACGGCAATGAGCAAAGTGGTGACGGTTATAAATTCCGTGGTCGTGGCTTGGTTCAGATTACCGGTAAAAATAATTATGTGCTATTTCGCAAGTGGTTGGGACGAGAGTTTAAGCTTGATGACGTCGGCACGGATTTAGAGCTAATCGTACTTGCCGGCGTTTGGTTTTGGCAAAAAAACAATCTCGCAGCACTCGAGTGTGTAGTTGATGTGACCAAACGAGTTAATGGCGGATTTAATGGCTTGGCTGACCGCCAAGCTAAGTACGACAAATTGATGAGTTAATATGTTTACGTTATTAAGTAAAGCAAAATTATGGGTGGCCGGCATTCTGGCTGCCTTATTTATTGGTCTGCTTGTCAAATTATGGACAACGCAATCACAGCTATCTGTACTAAAGAGCCAGTACGACAAGCAGACCGCTCAAATCAAATCGCTTGAGATGACTAACGCAACGCTTGAGGCTGAAACTGTTAATCTCAAAGTCTCATTAGCGGCAGAGCAACAAGCGGTTGAACAACAGTCCGCTATCGCAGCACAATTTAGACGACAAGCGATAGATAAAAAAGAGGTGGTGAGATATGTGCTTAAAGACAATCAGTGTGCTAACCAGCATTTGCCTAACGCTGTTATTGAGCAGTTGCGGAAATAAGCCAGTTGTTACAAAGACGATATATCAATATCCACCGCAAGCATACATTGTGCCGTGTGAGCGTAGCCAGTTTACCGGGAAGACATACAAAGATGCGTTGGAGCATTTAATTACAGTAACAGCAGAGCGTGACACTTGCGCAAGTCAGATTGACGGTATCAGGCGATGGCAAAAACAACATACCATTAAATAACTTCAATAACCGCACTATAACAGGTGCGGTTTTCTTTTATGTAAATCAAATGCTACATAATTTAGCTATAAATCTGAGTAAGATATAAAAAATCTCGGGGTTATATCTAAGTGATGTAAATCAAATTAAACAAAATTTAAAGGGTTACCCAAAATGGCAAAAAAAGACGAGGGTAAATCCACGTCTGAAAACGTGGGTAAGCCGAAATTAACTGAGAAACAAAGAGCTTTTTGTTTGAAATACATAGAAACAGGAAATGCAAGCGAAGCATACAGAACAACGTATAACGCCGAGAATATGTCAATTGACACCATTAAAGTTAAAGCAAGCAACTTGCTTAACAGGGATAACATTAGGATAACTATAGATGAGCTGCGAGCAGAACATAAGCAGCGGCATAATATTACTGTAGATGTTTTATTAGATGAATTGGAAGAAGCTAGACAAAAGGCATTGAGTGCTAAAAGCCCACAAACTGCTGCGGCAGTAGCGGCAACAATGGGTAAGGCTAAAATTCTTGGTCTTGACAAGCAAGTCGTCGATATTACAACGAACGGCAAGGCATTAATGCCGACAGTAATTGAATTTGTTGGTGTGCCAACGGGACGTGTCGATGAGTAAGGTGCAGCTCACAATTCCGGCTAAGCTTGTTCAGGTTTTTATTGGTGAGGCTCGTTATCGTGGTGCTTATGGCGGACGTGGTTCGGCTAAAACTCGAACATTCGCCTTGATGACAGCGGTCTGGGCTTTAAAACGTGATCAGGCTGGCGATTCGGGCGTGATACTTTGTGCTCGTGAATATATGAACTCGCTTGAGGAGTCCTCGCTTGAGGAGGTTAAACAGGCTATTCGCTCAACTCCGTGGCTTGAGCCTCATTTTGTGATTGGTGAAAAATTTATCAAAACAAAGAGCGGTCGAATCTCTTATGTGTTTGCCGGTCTGCGCCACAACTTAGACAGCATTAAGTCGAAAGCAAGAATTTTATTGGCGTGGGTTGAAGAGGCAGAGACAGTTAGTGAGGTGGCTTGGCAAAAACTTGAGCCAACTGTGCGTGAGCATAACTCGGAAATATGGGTTACTTGGAACCCAGAAAAAAGAGGCTCGGCTACTGATTTACGTTTCCGCCAACACATACCGGAAAACGCTAAGATTATCGAGATGAATTACTCGGATAATCCGTGGTTCCCGAAAGAGCTTGAGCAAACACGATTGGCGGATAAGGCTCGTCTTGATGACGCTACTTATCGCTGGATTTGGGAAGGGGCATATCTTGAGCAATCGGAAGCGCAGATATTTAGAGATAAATATCAAGAACTGGAATTTGAGCCGAATCCGGATTTTGACGGCCCGTACCACGGTTTAGACTTTGGTTTTGCTAATGACCCAACCGCTGCAATCAAATGTTGGGTATTTGACGGCGATCTATATGTTGAGTATGAGGCAGGGCAAGTAAGGCTAGAGCTTGACGAAACGGCGAGCTTTATTTCAGGACGCATACCGGAATTTGAAAAGTATATCTCAAGAGCGGACTCCGCTAGACCCGAATCAATCAGTTATTTAAAACGTCATGGATTCCCTCGTATTGAGGGAGTCAAGAAATGGCAAGGTAGCGTAGAGGATGGCATAGAGCATATTAAATCGTATGGCAAGGTTTATATCCACCCTCGCTGCAAAGAGACGCTAAACGAGTTTAGGCTTTATAGCTATAGAACAGATAGATTGACTGGTGATGTCTTGCCTCAGATTGTAGATGCAAACAATCACTATATCGATGCACTCCGTTATGCGCTCACTCCGCTAATGCAGGTTAAACAGGCAACAGGGATTTTATTATGACAGTAGATCAACAAAGACAGGCTTTTGTCGCTCAGTTGCTTGGCATGACAGGCAATACAAAGCGAACTAAGCTATGGGATGAATTTGGCTACCCTAGAAGAATTGATTTTAATCAATTTTATAGAGCGTACAAACGATTTGCTTTAGGCAATGCGGCCGTTGAACGAATTATCGAAAAATGTTGGGAGGATTATCCGACAATAATCGAAGGATTGGAATCCGAAGAGGCGACAAAAGAAACTGGTTGGGAAAAAGAAGTTAAATCGTTTTTTACTCAGCACTGGCAATCAATTATTGAAGCAGACAGACGTAATCTCGTTGGACGTTATTCTTCATTAATTTTACAAGTATCGGACGGTAAGCAATGGCATGAACCGATTGAGAATGGCAGTTTAACTAATTTAGGTGTCCGTGGATTGGTTAAATTTATCCCAGCTTGGGAATCTCAACTTTTGCCGGAAACTTACCAAGAAGATGTTACTAAACCGGATTATGGCGAACCGATTACATACTCATTCCGTGAGGGCGATTTTGGCAAAAGCCGTGGTCGCACGGTAACCATTCATAAGTCAAGAGTGATTATCTTTAATGAGGGTGGCGAGAAAAATCAGCCCGAGACAGGTATATCGCTTTTGGAATCGGGTTTTAACAAATTGCTGGATATAGAGAAAACATCCGGCGGTGCGGCGGAAGGCTTTTTGAAAAACGCAAGCCGACAGCTTGGTATATCTCTTACGAAAGAGGTTAATCTGCAAACATTAGAGCAATCTGCTAAAGCACAAGGTTATAACAGCCTGAGCGAGGCGATGAATGCCAAGATTGAGAAGCTAAACCGAGGTACTGACTCAGCTTTGGTTACTCAAGAAGGGCAGGCGCAAATCTTGTCTGTTGCGCCGGCAGATCCGAAGCCGTCTTGGGAGGTGTCCGTCAATGAGTTTGCGTCATCGATTCGCATTCCGTTTACTATCCTTGTCGGGCAGCAAACAGGAAGATTGGCAAGTGATGAGGATAAATCTGCTTATGCTCAGCGTTGTCAGTCTCGCAGACGCACAGTATTAACCGCTTACTTGCAAGATATTGTAGAGCGATTGATTTATTGTGGCATTTTCACATCACCAGCAAAGCAAGGTTTTAGTGTTATTTGGTCGGATTTACTCGCACCGGGGCAAAAAGAAAAAATTGCCAACGCTAAAGAGCTTGCAGGCGTTGCACAAACAACACAACAAGCATTTGGTCGATCTGCAATCTTGCCGGATGAAATTCGAACCGAATTAGGTCTTGAAGCACTGCCTGACGGCTTACCTCCAGTGGAGGAGGTGATTGATGAAAATCAAGACGAGCAAGTTTAAACCGGTGTTGATACCCACGAATAAAGCTGATCCAATCAATATGGGTGGACAAGTTAAGAAATCGTGGAAATGGCTTAATTGGATTTTTCGCAATATCCAAAAAGAGATCTTAGAATCACTTAATAGAGCCGGTCGATTGACTGTTAATATCAATTTGACCGCCACCGAACTCGCTACTTTATACGAAGAATGGCAGTCAATCATTGATAAGTATCTGTTTTTTAAGACAGACGAACAGAAATACAAGTGGTTTGAGGAATTTATTGCCGAAGCTTATGAGAAAGGTGCTCATCAAGCAATATCGGAACTCTCTACCCAGTCTGAAATATACAAAGAGCTACGAGTTGTAAGTAGCTTAATGCACGAGCCGTATTATCAAGAGCGGTTGATGATTGCTTTTACAGCATCGTATGACGCTTGGAAAGGCTTTAGTGTCGTAATGCGCACAGACTTATCAAGGATAATTGGCGAAGCGGTCTTAAATGGCGACAACGTTAAAGAGACAGCTCGGAAGATTAAACAGCGATTAAATATCTCTCACAAGCGAGCGAGATTAATTGCTCAAACGGAGCAGTTAGAAATTTATCGTCGGGGCGAATGGGACGAAGTGAGAGAAGCGCAGGAATTAGGCTTTAATGCTCAATTGCTGCATATCTCTGCATTAAAACCAACGACACGAATCACGCATGCGCAACGCCACGGCAAAATATTTACTGTTGAGGATGTGGAGACGTGGTATCAGAAAGATGGTAATCGTTACAATTGTTACTGCAAGCAATCTCTTATTATCGTAAATGATGATGGCACAACGGATTCAGACGGTGTTATTGCTGATTTATCGGTTGAGCGCAGAAAATGGTTAGGTGTGTTAAGGAAAAGCAAATGAAACGACAGAATATCCGAATCTTAACAACGGTAAACAATAGAAATATCTCCACGGAAACAATCAATGGCGAAGAGCATATTGTTGTACGTGATGTTGTTCCGATTGTTGATAATGTGGTGATGAACGGCGGGCTTTATCCGGCGGATGAAATCGATAAAAGTTACCAGTCAATGGAAGGCAATTTAATGCCGTTTGGTCATCCGAAACTTGATGGTAAATTCGTATCAGCTAATGATGCGCAAGCGGTTAATCAGTTTCACGTGGGAGCTTGGGCCAAAAACGTGCGTAAAGATGGCGAGAAAGTCTTACTTGATATGTACGTAAATAAACGCTTTGCCGAATCAAGCAACAATGGCAAGCGACTTGTTGAACGCCTAGAAAGCGCAATGAATGATGATAACGCCGAACCAATTCACGTATCAACGGGTTTATTACTAAATCAGGTGGCGGAAAGTGGCAAGTCTAAGGGCAAGATTTATCGTTGGCGTGCGGCGAATATGTTTTTCGATCACGTAGCCATTTTACTAGATGAAGTTGGCGCAGCCACGCCAGCAGACGGCGTGGGTATGTTTGTAAACTCTCAAAATGAAGAGTTTGAAGTAGCGGATGTACAACTTGCGGAAGCCACAAACTACACAAAAGAAGGCGTGGTAAACAAGGTTAAATTCTTTTTTACTGCAAATTCTGATTTGTCATTTGAGCAAATCCACCGCTTACTTTCGGACGCTATTAAAGATCCAGAACGCAAAATTTGGAACTGGATCGAAGCGGTCTATCCAAACTACTTTATTTATGTTTCTGATGGCGATAACAAACGCTACAAGCAGAAATACTTAATTGACGACAACGCGCAAGTAAACTTGGTTGATGAGCGAGTTGAGGTCATTCAAAAAGTCGAGTACGACGAAATCAAAACCAATGGAGATAATCAGCAGATGAAAACCAAGATCTTGAACGCTTTGAATGAAGCAAATATTGCAACGAATGGCTTATCAGATGATGAGTTGCTTGTTGCATACAACAAATTACAGGCAGAAAAAGCCGGTAAAGACGAAAAGAAAAAAGACGAAGAAAAGCTGGAAGATTTAGACGAAAAAATCAAAAAGGCAGTCAATCAAGCGTTAGCGCCGGTATTAACTCAATTAAATGCAAATGCGGATGCAGAAAAAGCACAAATGCGCCAAGCGGTTAAGGCTAAATTCGGTCTTGATGATTCGGCGGTAAATGCTCTAGACGGCGACGCATTAAAAGGCTTGTATGCTAAAACAGTGCCGGCAAATGCTTTAGCAGGCACTTTTGCAGGTAACAGCGAACAAAACGGCATCTTAAACATGGAGGCACCTGAATAATGGCTAAATTACGCAGTCATACAATCATTGCTGGTCCGTCTAGCAAAAACAGCCCGCAAATCACCGAAGCACTTGCGCAAGAAGAAATTCAGCCAGGTGCTTTAGTTGTTTTTGAAGGTGGTAAACTTAAAAAACACGCTACGGCTGATAAAGCTACGCCAGCATTATTAGCACAGCATAATTACATTGGCGGTGGTGATATTCGCAAACCGATTGCGTCTGGCGATACGGTGATGGCGATCATGTGTGAGCCAGATGTTGATTATTATGCTTTAATCAAAGCATCTGAAAAAATTGCGGTTGGCGATAAGCTAACATCAAATGGCGACGGCACACTTAAAAAAGTGTCGGCAACTGAAGAAGCAATTTTTTATGCCCGTGAAGCTCATACTGTTGCTGGTGATGGTGCTGAATTAGTGAAAGTCCGCAAAATTTAAGGGGATTAAATGGAACGTATTATTTTTAATAAAAACTTGATTACAAACTCAATGCAGGTGCAACAAGCTTGGAATCAGTTATTACAACAACGTCACGCATTTAACGTGAATCAGCAAGAAATTGCACAGAAGTATGGCGCAATGGAAGCTAACCAAGCGGCGTTAGTGTCGTCTGATTACTGGCGAGAAGTGGATAGCATTACCACTCGTGTATTCCGCAATGACGAAGGTAACGGTTTGCTTGATGATTTACTTGGTTTGGGTCAATCAATCTCAATTGGAAAAACCGTAGCAATGTATCGTGTATCAAGCGACGCTGGCAAAGTAACACGCTCAATGAGCGGCCAAAGTCCGGATACATTGGATAAAGTAATCTATGACGAGTACGGCGATCCGATTCCGATTTTCAAAACCGGCTACGCCCGTGAATGGCGTGAATGGTCAGGTATGCTGACTGAAAACTTAGACGCTATGGCGGACGACCAAGAAGCGCACGTAGCGGCGTTACGTCGTGATATGGCTAATTACGTACTAAATGGCGATAGCGGTATTGTTGTAAAAGGCTACTCTGCAAAAGGTATCACTAACCACGAAAACACAAACCAAGTTTCGCTAGGTGCTGGCGGTGCGAACATCGACTTAACTAAAGCGGATGCGGATAAAGTTGTAGCGTTTTTCGTTGGCGAATTTGCAAAAGTCTTGTCGGACAACAACACAACCGAAAAAGTCAAACTTTGGGTGTCACCTGAAATCATGCGTAACTTTGATCGCCCTTACTCGCAATCAGCAGGATTTAAAGAAGGCACGATTAAAGATTATGTGTTGCGTTATGCTCGCATTGAGTCAATCAACGAAACTCACGCATTAAGCGGTAATCACATGATCGGCTATGTGCGTAATTCGCAGTTTATTAAAACTCGTATCGCCGCACCGGTTGGCTCATTCATGAATCCGCGTGTAAATCCGCACGACAACTACGAAACACTCGTATGGTCGGCGTTCGGTTTACAAATCAAGCGTGACTTTGCAGGTAAATCCAAAGTATTTAACTTCAAAGGCGACTAATTTTAATAAGGGCTGAAAAGCCCTTTTTTATTGCAAGGTGAAAACATGGTACAGGTAAAAATCACTAAAAAAGGTTGCTTTGGCTCGCTTAATGGTGAGTTCCAAGAGTTGCCCATCGGTACGGTATTAACGCTTGAAGTTATGCCGGCGGCGTTTGTCGATCGTTGTGAAATTGTTGCTGAATCTCAAGGTGAGCTACATAACAACCAAGACGATAACAATTCTAAGCAAGGTAAAGGCAAAAATAAAAACCAAGAGTAATTAACATGAGCGAATTAACACAATCGGACATTGCTAAGTTTATCGCTGATCGTGGTTTGTCTGTGTCTGATGTTGTGCTAGGCATAATCTTGGAAAAGCTCAAATCTATCCAAGATTGCTTATCTCAGCATTACAGTGATGCAGACAGAAAATTAATTACCTTGTATGCCGCCGCTTTGTTAGCGGAGAGTCAAGGCGGACGAAAAGTATCATCACAGACCGCACCAAGCGGTGCAAGTCAATCTTATGCTTATAACGATGATAGCTCTAAACAGTTGCTCGAATCGCTGCAAGCGTTAGATGTTATGGGTTGTACCAGCAGTCTTGGTATTGCAGTGTCGGCGGTAGGCTTTTTTGACGTGGTGGGTTAATTATGTCTAGTTTGGCGAATTGGTCTTATACGGCAAAAGCTACGATTTGGCGCTCAAATGGCGTTGATGATGACGGAATTCAAACTTTCGAACCGCCGTTTATTATTGATTGCGATTATGGCTCAAACCTTGCTTTTGCAAAACACGATATCGGACGAGAGCAAGTAAAAGGCTTTACGATTTGGACAGAGTATTCACTAGCGAGCGTAGGTGATTATATCTTAATTGGCGAATCAAGCGAACCTATCCCGTTTACTGCTGGAGCTGATGAGGTGATCAACGTACTTCAATATGCGGATACTTTTAACCGGTCGAAAGACGATTACGCAATTATCACAGGTGGTAAAAATGGCGGTAAAGGTTAAAGGTCTTAAGCAAGTACAGCAAAACTTGGCGGAGATTGTAGGTGAGATACAAGCGACTAAATCAGTAAGAGCAATGCGCCGAATCACATCAGCAATTGCAATATTAGCCGCCAAGTATACACCGGTTGATACCTCTACTTTGATTAATAGCCAATACACGTCTATCAGTTCGAGTGGTACACGTATTACTGGCACGGTGGGGTACTCAGCTAAGTATGCGGTTTATGTTCACGATCCAAATATCAAACAAAACTTTACCAAACCAACCGCTAAGAAAGAGTTTTTAACATCTGCTTTGGCAGAGTCTAAAGACACTATTAATGCCATTATTAAGCAGGAGTTCGGACTATGATTTCTTTCGTTAAAGCGGTTAAAGATTTATTGGTGGATGCCAGTTTAACTACTGATTACACGCTCCAGCTTTATGAGTGGCGAGACACTGGCAAAGACACGCCTTACATCGTTATTCAACCAAATGGCGGGCAAGCAATGGTGGCGGATTTAGGCAGTGAACATAATCTACGAATTAGCTTAATCTCCAGTAAATCCACAGGCTACAAAATCGAAGCAAGAGCGATTGAAATTATTGATTACTTGCTTGAGAACTCGGTGCAAGAATGGGGTTATATCGAAAGTCAAGGTGGCATATCGCAACCTGTTTTTACTACGGATAACCGCATGATCTTGCGTTTAGATTTAAGAATTATCTACAACAAATAAGGAAACATTATGGCGGCACAAACATCACCAGCCACAAATGATACCAGTAAGATGGTAGGACGTTCCGTCGTGCTTGAGTATTGTATTACTCCGGCTGCCGGCGAGAATACCAAACCGATTGACAGCGACTGGAAACCGGCAGGCGCAATGCGTACCAAGGCATTTGACTTTAAGCCAAACACCGTTACATCAGAAGCGGATGATGAAGGTGGCTTCCCGGAAACGCTTGTAACTAACTCTGAATTTAGCTTGAGCGGAGAAGGTGAATTCCGTGTTAAAGACAAATCAACAGAAATTGGCATCAATGCTTTAGTTGATTTATATGTTAAAGCGATTACCGCACGTAAACAGCCTCGTGTATGGGTGCGTTTGAATTATGGCTCAATCGTGGTTGAAGGTAAATTAGTGATTACCGAATTAAGCACAGAAGCACCTACGAACGACTTAGTAACGTTCTCGGTCGGCTTTGGCGTTGGTGAATCATCTACGTTATCCATTACTGTTAAATAATATCGGAGGCCCTGAACATCAGGGCTTTTTTTATGCAACAACCCATCTTAGAAATTGGTGAAATCGTTATTACGCATAATGGCGTAGATTATTGGTTTAAGCCAACATTAAAGAACATTTACAAAATAGGTAATCCGTCTGAAATTGTCGAAATTTACGGCATTGTGAATTTGCAAAACATACTGGATTATGCCGAAGCAATTAAAGACAAATCGCCTTTTCATCAGGCTTATTTTTTAAGTGTTTTACGGTCGCCTGTGTTCGGTCGCCGAATTCTATTGGAAGCGATGAATGTTGTACAAGCGTGCTGCGATATGGATTGCACAGACTTGATCGGCAATTTTACGCCAACCGCTAAGGGCGTGCGATACAAGAGCGGTGCGTTATCGCCAAAAGTAATTATTGCGATTGCTCGCAGATTGTTAGAGCACGGGGTGATTGGCTGTTGTAAACTTGATTTAAATCAAGAAGGCGAGAATAAATCAAATAATGACGATTACTCTCCAGAATTTAATGTTATCGAATATATCAGTCTTGCTCGTACAATGTTTGGTATCAGCCGAGAAGAAGCGGAGAGTCTGACAATGACTGAACTCCAAGAAATGATTAAGTCTAAAATACCGAAGAAACAAGCACCAAAAGCGGTGTTTAGCGAGAGCGAATATGACGAGCTAATGAGGGCTTATGAGGAGAGGAAAGGCTAAATTGTGAGGCATCTCACATTATTTTATTTGTGTTTCTCGATGAATTTTGTAAGATAAGCAAAGGTCTTAATAGAGGATATGCAAATGAAAAAATTATTATTAGTTAGTGCTTTGGGTCTAGTTTTAACTGCTTGCGGTAGTGGTGGCGGTGGTTCTTCATCCGCAAACACAACTAACTCGGTTAAACCAACACCAGCGCCGGTTGTTGCGCCAAAATCTTTGGACGGTGTTAGAGATGATTTAAAAGAGCAAGTGAAAGCCTTAAAACAAATCAATGTTGATGGAGTCATGATTGATTTAGCTTCAGAAAAAGTAGGATTTGTTGAAAAAGATTTAGGCAACGGTATAAAAGGTAAGGTCTATAATCAGACGTATTCTGCTATTGGTTATGCGTTGCCTAAAGATGTTAAAACTGATCAATACGGACGTGTTATTGATGAAAGAGCATCAGAAGATGACGTAGGAGAGTTTGGTTTAGCAACTAAATTTAAGGATTTGCCAACTGCAGGAGCATACCACTATTCAGGCGTATCATTTGGCGCTAATAGTGAAGGGAAATTATCTTTAGATGCTGACTTTGCGAATAAAAAAGTAAGTGGCGAAATTACTGATCGCAAGTTACTCTCTAATGGTAAATCATTGTTCAATCTTGAACTACTAGAAACCGGTATTAGACAAATTGCTCAAAATGGGGAAGAAGTTCATTTTGCCGGTGTAGCAAAAGCTAAAGTTGAAGGCAATGATGTCCATTCTGCTTATGGCGGTAAATTCATGGGGCCTAATGCGGAAGAAGTCTTAGGATATGTTGCAGATGATACCGGCGGTATCTATGAAGCATTTTCAGGCAAAAAATAGTTCTTATTAAAACTTTCCAAGCCTCTTGACCTCAAGGGGCTTTTTTATTACTATTTCCCCACAGGCGTCGAAACCTTAAACCAAAAGCGGAAATCCGCACCCGTCAGACAAGCGGCTTTTTTATATCCAAATTTTGCAAAATCGATCTATTTCCCGCCATTAGAAATAGATTGGCAAAACTCAATGTCGAGAGGGCGGAGAATGCAATACCCTTCGGGGGAATAATCCCGACCGACTTTTGGCGGTTTTCGAACCTCTCGGCACCCTATGAATTAGGGAATTTAAACTTCGAAAAAAAACCAAAAGGAGTCAATTATGACTAATCAAATCGCAACTCAAACAATCTCTTTCTACGGTTCAGATCTTATTACTTTAAAAGTTGAAGATGTTATTTATACTGCAGTAAAACCTATCGTTGAAGCTATGGGCTTAGACTGGGGCGGACAGCAACAAAAACTAAGCAAATCAAGCGATAAATTCAACTGTAGAGATATCTCTATGGTTGCCAAAGACGGCAAAATTCGCCAAATGCTCTGTATGCCCCTCAAAAAACTTAACGGCTGGTTATTCAGTATCAATCCTGAAAAAGTGCGAGCGGATCTACGTGAAAAAGTAATCCAGTACCAAGAAGAATGTTTTGAGGCACTTTACAACTACTGGCACAACGGCAAAGCCGAACGCAAAACAACAGTCGATGACCGCACCGGTTTACGAGATGCAGTTAATATGTTGGTCAGCAAAAGAGGATTGATTTATTCCGATGCATACCATTTTATCCATCAGCGTTTTAATGTTCAGTCGATTGAAGATTTACGTAAAGAGCAATTGCCGCAAGCGGTTGAATATGTCCATAGACTTTGCTTAGAAGGCGAATTGATTATCGACGAACCAAAGAAAGCAGAAGATATGATTCAAATTCCTGCAGATATTTTCAGTGCCATCATGCACCATACTCGTATAGCTCGCCGATTGGCGGATAATGTTGAACCGTTCCACCGCCAGCTACAAGAAATGATGGGCATTGACCGCTGGTATAAAAATGATATTGCCGCAATGGCTTATGATGTGAGATCAGAATTTAACTATTGGCTGGACGAAGGCGAGAAACTGATCGAGAAATACCGCCGAGAAAAAGCCGAAATTAATTATGCCAATGCAAGGCTAAGAAAAGCAACAGCTTAATTTTGTAAGATTTTAATCAAATCCGACCGCTTGTAGAAATACAGGCGGTTTTTTATTGGGGGATTTATGGCGAACGCCGGAGAAATTTTAATTCAAGCTGATCTTGATATTGCGAGCTTGGTCAATAACAGTAAGCGTCTTAATAACGAGATGGAGAATATTAATTCCGCCGCTAATACAGCTCAAGGCGGTTTTAAAAAGCTCGAAACACAAACGTCAAAAACAGCACAAGCGGTTAAAAGTGCTATATCCTCTATGCGTGGAGCGAAAGAAGCTATTCGTGGTGTGGGTTACCAGATTCAAGATATGGCGGTACAGGCAGAAATGGGAACGTCCGCCATCCGTATTCTTGGACAACAAGGCCCGCAGATTCTTTCGCTATTTGGTCCACTTGGTGCGATTGCCGGTGCGGCTTTAACCGTGTTCGCGGCTATGTCATCACTTGGAGGAGAAACAAAAGACGCAAAAGAACAGTTGGATGCTGTTAATGAAACAGTAAAGAGATTGCAAGAATCTTTTGAGTTTTCGGCTGATGGCACGGCAAAACTGAACGAAGAAATGATTAAGCTGAAAGACACCAATAATCAGCTTTATCAGTCAAAACTAGCATTGATGGCACTTGAAGCATCAGAAGCCATGAAAGGACTGAAAGCTGAGGTAGAAAAGGTTTCTGAAGAATTTAATGGTTTTGCTAATACTGCCGCAGGGGTAATCGGTCAAGATCTTGATAATAGTTTTGACATTGCAAGAGAATCTATTAGCAAACTATCAGCAGAAGGATTAAATCTCAATGATGCCTTGCAAGGAACTGGTGATACAGGTCGATTAACTGCCGGCGAACTTATGAATCTGCAAGAGGTAACGCTAGAGCTGGCGAGTAAATACGGTATTGCAAAAGACGAGGCGGGGAACTTACTTGAAGCCATGAATGAAATGGCGAACAACCCAAGTCCGGCAACCACTCTCGCATTGGCAAATGTAACGGCTGAATTAGCTGAAAAATATCAACATGCGGATAGCGATTTAGTTAGGCTCAACGCCACTATGCAACAAGCTGCGGTATTGGCTGGTAACTTAGCAAGTGCAATGGGATTGGCGGGGCAGGCTTCTGATTTTTTTGCTAATGGCAGTATACAAGGTTTAATAACCCGAGTTAAAGCAGCCGGTACGGAATTGGCTGGGAAAATATCCAAAATCCACGAAGAAACCAAAATGCTGCGAATGAGTGCACGTGAGCAAGAAATTTACAAGGCTCAACAAGAAGGAGCGACTCAAGCGGTTATTAATGCGATCAATGCTAAACACGATGAAATAGCGGCAATTGCAAAAGAAAAAGAACAAGTAAAACAAGCGGAAGCGGCGAAGAAAAAAGCGATATCCGAAGCGAACAAAGCGGCAAATAAAGCTCGAAGAGAGCAAGAAGCAGCAGCTAAGAAAGCGCAGCGAGAAGCGGAACAAGCCGCAAAGAAGGAAGCAAGCGAGCAGGAAAAAACAAAAGAACGCTTGCGAGCTTTAGCGGAAGAATACAGAAAAGTTACCGAAGCACAGAACGGCTACGGGCGAGCGGCAGCGGTAAATATTAATGCCTTGAAACTGGGTGCAAATGCTACCGAAGAACAGAAGCGACAAGCTCAAGAATTAGCCGGTGCGATTTATGATGTCGGCACCGCCATGGCAAATATGAATGAATTAGCCGGTAATCTTAGCCCAACTTTAAAAGTAGATATGGATTTTGCGAAAAATTCAGCCACGATTGATGAGGCGGTAACGGCATATCAGAATCAGCTTGCAAAAATTAATAGCCAAATCTCGACTGTGCAATCCTCGCCAATGTCTGTAAACAAAGAGAAGCAGATGCAGGATTTAGAGCAGGCGAAAGTAGTTTACACGCAAGCGATCACCGAAGCGGAGCAAATGCGAAGCCAAATTGAGGAGCAATACCGCCAACAGCGAATTGCGGCGCAATGGGAAGAGTGGAAGCAGGCTTCCGCCGCTACGCAGATTTTTGGTGATGCGGTGGACGCAGTAATGAATAGTGCCTCAAGCTCGATTTCGGGCTTATTGATGGGTACGCAATCATTAAAAGATTCGTTGCTTGGTATATCCAATACGATTTTAAATAGTGTGATTCAAAGCATTATTGAAATGGGGATGGCGCAAGTTAAAAGCATGATCATGGGTGAAGCAGCATCAGCGGCAGTAACATCCTCAAGCATTGCACAAGCAGCGACGATTGCTCAAGCGTGGGCGCCGGCTGCCTCGATGGTATCTCTGGCGACTAATGGCGCAAACGCTGGTCCAGCTCAAGCTGGTATCGCAGCTACTACAGCAATGGCTCAAGCTACGGCAATTACACCTAGAAAACTAGGTGGTGCAGTATCCGCTAATAAGATGTATCGGGTTGGCGAAAATAACCAGCCGGAACTTTATAAAGCTAGCAACGGTATGCAATATATGATTCCGGGTAGTTCCGGTCGAGTATTTAGCAATAAAGATTCAATGAGCAAGGGCTCCGGAGGCGGTGGAGGTTCTGTTTCGGTTGTGATTAATCAGACTAACCATTTTGGCGACAAAGAAAGTCGAGGGGATGATCAGCAGTTAGCAAAAGGCTTGGCAAAAGCTATTGAGGCGACTGTTAAGCAACAATTGACTGCACAAATGCGTCCGGGTGGAATGTTATCAGGCAGGTAATGAATGGATACTTTTGATTTTCCGGTGCAAGTCGGACGAACGAAGAATTACACACCTAAAATCGTGGAAGTGGATTTTGGTGATGGCTATGTACAACGCAGACCACAAGGCTTAAACAATGTTTTAACTGAATTTGGTGCAACCGTTATTTTGGCGGATGCGGACAAATCAAAGCAGTTATCACAGTTTTTGAAAAGTAAAAAAGGCGTAACACCTTTTTATTTTGTTGAGCCTAAAACAAAAGAAAAGCTAAAAGTGGTGTGTAAAACGTGGAGCAAAGTTGAACATCCAGCTTACGATTTGTTTAATTTAACATTGACGGAAACGCTATGAGTACAATTACGCCAAAATTAAAACTCGAACTCGCCAAACTTGAGCAGGCAGCAATCTTGGATTTATTTGAAGTGGATATGAGAGGGCTAACCGGTGCGGACGGCGCAAAAGGCGAGCTTTACCGCTTTTATGCCGGCACAAATGAGCTAAATCAGCCGATTGTGTGGCAAGGCAACACTTACAATCCGTACGGCATTAAAGCAGATGGTTTTGAAATGCCAGGACAAGGCGCAAGCAACCGTCCGACGTTATCTATTGTGAATTTTGATGGCTTTGTTACCGGATTGTCGAATAATTTCGATCAGTGCCTTGGTGCAAAAGTAACAAGGCGCAAAGTCTATGCCGAATACTTGGATGCAGTCAATTTTGAAGGCGGTAATCCGAAAGCAGATCCGCAACAAGAACGGTTAGAGTATTTTGTGATTGAGCAATTAAGTGCGCTAACCCGTGATATTGCAACGTTCACGTTGGCGCTGCCGACCGAAACCGATAACGCCGTTATTAATAAGCGCACAATTCTTGTGACTTGCTCGTGGGTGTACCGCTCCTCGGAGTGTGGTTATACCGGTGGCGCGGTGGCGGACGAAAAAGACCAACCAACAGGCGATATTAAAAAGGATAAATGCTCCGGTTGCTTGCGTGGATGTCAGCTACGCAATAATCAGCGCAATTACGGTGGCTTTATTGCTGTTAATAAATTGGGATAAATTATGATTACCGCACAGCTAAAAATAGAAATCCTCGCTCATGCAAAAAAATCAGAACCGCAAGAATCTTGCGGTTTTGTCGTTTCCGGGCAAGACGAATTTTTTTACTACCCGTGCGAAAACATGGCGGACGATCCTGAAAACTTTTTTGAGATTGCGCCCGAAGCCTATATTCAGGCAGAGTCTTTAGGTGAGATTGTAGCGATTGTCCACTCACACCCGAAGGGCGAACCGGTTTTATCAATTGCAGATCGCCAAATGCAAGATTTATCACAGCTTGATTGGTGGCTTGTATGTAACGACGAATTGTATATTTTCCCGAAAGTTAAACCGCTTGTTGGTCGTGAGTTTATCCACGGTACAACGGATTGCTACTCAATTTATAAGGATTTTTATTATCTCGCCGGCTTGGATATGGACGAGTTCAAACGCCAAGATTACTGGTGGGAAAGTGGCGAAAATCTGTACTTGGGAAATATTGAAGGACAAGGTTTTGAGCGATTGTCAGAAGATACCGAATTACAAGTTGGCGATGTCATTTTGATGCAGGTCGGAGCGAATGTACCGAATCACGCAGCGATTTATATAGGCGATCAAATGGTACTACATCATAGCCCGAAGCGTTTAAGTAAGCGTGATCTATATGACGGCTACTGGTTTAAGCACACACACAGTATTTGGAGATACAAGCAATGGTTAAAGTTAGATTTTACGGTAGCCTTAAACAATTTGGCTCGCAGTTTGAGCTAGATTGTAAAGATACTGCCGAAGTGCTTCGTGCCTTGTGTCATCAAATCAAAGGTTTCCGGCAGCATATTCAGCAAGGCTTTTATAAAGTTCGAATTGGTAAAGAATATCTCGATAATCGATACTTAGATAAAGGCTTGTTTTATAAATTAAAAGAAGGCATGACCGTACATTTTACGCCGGTGTTGCAGGGTGCGAAAAAAGGAGGCGTATTCCAAGCGGTTTTAGGTGTTGCATTAGTTGGTGCAGCATTGTTGCTTGGGCCTGTTGGCTTGGGAGTGTTGGGCTCAACTAGTGCAATGATGATGGGGGCGATGGGTGCATCAATGCTACTCGGCGGAGTTGCGCAAATGCTTACTAAAACACCGTCAATGTCTAATGGATTTAATGATCAAGACAAAAAACAATCAACGGCTTTCAGTGGATTACAAAATATGACTGCACAGGGTCAAGTTGTACCGTTGTCATACGGACGCATTATGTGCGGATCGATGATTGTGTCGCAAGGTGTTGAGACGTACGACGCAGAAATGCAGAAAGCAGAAATCGAAAAGAAGAAACGAAGAACATTAGGAAATAAATAAGACCGCTCATTACGAGCGGTTTTTTATAGCTGAATAAGGGGTAATTATGGGTGGTAGCTCAGGCGGAAGCTCTCATACACCGGTAGAAGCACCGGAATCAGGACGTAGTGCGCAGCGAGTAAAAATCGTTGAAATCATTTCTGAGGGTGAGATCGGCGGTTTAGTTGATGGATTGAAATCTATCTATCTCGATAATACGCCGATTCAAAATTCTGATGGCTCATACAATTTTACTAATGTGCAATCCGAAGGTCGGACCGGAACACAAGATCAGGATGTGATGTCTGATTTTGATACGACAGAAAAAGAAATTGCAGTTAGCACAGAAGTTAAGAAAACAACGCCTCTCACTCGTACCGTGACTGATGCAAACGTAACACGGTTACGCTTAACGCTTGGTGTTCAATCACTCTTTAGACAAGAGGATAACGGTGATACAAATGGTACGTCGGTAGATTTTAAGATTACGGTTGGCAACGCAACTTACAATTTAAATATCAATGGCAAATATAGTTCACAGTATTTGCGTGCATTAGTTGTTGATAATTTACCACCTGTACCGTTTAACATCAAAGTTGAGCGAATAACCGCGGATTCATCAAGCCAACGCTTGCAGAATAAAACTGTGTGGGCTAGCTACACCGAGATCATCGATACAGATTTTGCCTATCCCAATACCGCTTATGTCGGTATTAAATTTGACTCCGAAACGCATAGTAATATCCCAACAAGAACATACGAGGTGTACGGAATTAAAGTCAAAGTCCCAAGCAATTACGACCCGATGACCCGTAAATATACCGGTTTGTGGGATGGTACGTTTAAGATTGCGTGGACGAATAATCCGGCTTGGGTTTTACTCGATATTTTAACGAATAAGCGTTACGGTCTAGGCGAGCGCTTAGGAGATTTTGGCGTAGATAAGTGGGCATTGTACAGTATTGCGCAGTATTGCGATCAGCTTGTACCGGACGGCTACGGCAATATGGAGCCTCGTTTTACTTGTAACTTCTGGATGACTGAACAGCGTTCAGCTTATGATGTAATCTCTGATTTATGCTCTATTTTCCGGGGAATCCCAGTATGGAACGGTACGGAAATGACATTCATCATTGACCGTCCAGCCGATCCAGTTTGGACGTACACCAATGCAAACGTGATTAATGGCGAGTTTTCACGCCAGTATTCGGCTAAAAAATCTCGCCACAATGCGATTCAAGTTGAGTATAAAGACAAAGACAACGCTTATCAGTCGGCGATTGAGTACGTTTCGGATAACGACTTAATTCGCAAAAATGGCTTTAATCTTCTAAAAGTGACCGCTTTTGGTTGCACCAGTCGTGGTCAAGCGTACCGTACCGGTCGATGGATCTTAGAAACAGAAAAGCTCGAAACTGAAACCGTGACATTTAGTGTCGGCTCGGAAGGTTTGATGCACATACCCGGTGATATTATCCGAGTGACTGACAATCATTTCGCCGGCACAAATCTTGGCGGACGAGTGTTATCAGTAAGTGACAAGGTAGTAACGGTCGATCGTGAAATTACGCTACCGGCAAATAGCTATTTTAGTTATATCAACGCCGAAGCGAAGCACGCCTCAATCAAAATTACCAAAATTAACGGTACGAAGCTTACGCTTGAAGCTGCTCCGGCTGGCTTAAAAGAATATGACGTGTACTCGATTTCAAGCCAGAAAGTAACATCTCGCTTATATCGTTGTATGACGATCACTGAGGATGACGGCAAGTACACAATCACCGCATTGCAACACGAACCGCAGAAAGAAGCGATTGTTGATAACGGCGCATCATTTGAACCAGTATCAACTAGTTTGTTAAGTGGTGGATTGCAAAAAGTAAGCAATGCTGACGTGTCACTCTCTGAAAACGGCGTAGAAATTACATTTGATTATGCGGCTAACACAACAACGGCAGTCAAGTATCAAGTTAAGTTATATCGCAACGGCGAACTATATCGACAGTTAGTTGATGTGACCGATACTAAGCTCACGTTTTCAAACTTGCCGGACGGCTCTTACACGGTTGAAATTCGTGCCAAGAACGAGCGAGGACAACTATCCGATCCGATTACTCGTACGTTTGAGATTAATTTAAGAATCCCTCGTTTTGTCACCAAATCATTATTATTCGCGATTGAATTAGATTGGGATTTACCGAAAACGGCAACGGTCGGTAATTATACTGAATTGTGGCGAGCGTCTGAAAATGATGTGTCAAAAGCGGTTAAAGTTGCTACGTTAGCCTATCCGCAAAACAACTACACGATCAACGGTGTAAGCCTGAATGAAAGTTACTACTTCTTTGCTCGCTGTGGTGATAAAGCCGGTAACAAAGGCGAATTTACCGAAGGTGTTTTTGGCGAAGCTGATCACAATACGGAAAATCTTGTTAATGCGCTTGAGGGTAAAATCACTCAGTCGCACTTAGGTAAATCGCTGATTGAATCGCTCAAAGCAGATATTGACGAAGCGGTAGGCGGAGAAAGCAAGGAAAGACAAGGAGCAGTAGCAAATGCGTTAGCTCAAATCTTGGCGGAAACTCAAGCAAGAGTAAAAGCATTACAGGACGAAGCGAAAGCACGTACTGCTGCGATTACGGCGGAAACCAACAATCGCACTAAAGCAATCCAAGCTGAAAGCGCAAATCTAACGAAAAAAATCCAAGATGAAGCAAATGCTCGTGGTACTGCTATAACTCAGTTACAACAAACTGACGCACAACAAGCGCAGCTTATCACTGCAGTAACCGCAAAAGCAGATCAAGCGATTGCTGGTTTACAAGAGGAAAAGACCGCTCGTGCTAACGCTGACAAAGCGGAAGCACAAGCACGTAACGCCTTGACTAGTCGTGTAGCAAGTGCAGAATCAAGTATTAGCAATATTCAATCCACTAAAGCAAGCAAGACTGAAGTCGCTAGTTTAGCGCAGCAGTCTTTACAAGCAGTTTGGCAAGCGGATGCGCAGGCTAAAATTGATGCGTTAAAAGTAGGCGGTCGTAACTACTTAATTGGCTCAGCGCCTGATAGTGATTATTGGTTTTACAGTAAACATGGATCGTCTTTAGCTACTGGTGAATTTGATGACTGCTTGATTTGGCGATCGAACGGAGAGATCAATACCTACTGGAAGCAATGGCAATGTATTGGTTACGCTGAACGAAATGTTAAAAAAATAACGCCGCCATTAAACGAACTTGAAAATGGCGATATTGTTACATTATCGTTTGAGGCGCAGAGCACCATAGATACATCAATTTATTTTGCGTTAGCATTTGACGTGACCTCTGGTAGTCGTGTGGATGGTATTAATTCGGGATTGGCGATTGCTAAATCTGAAACATGGGTTAAATACTCCGTCACAAGGACCATATCAGCAAACAAGCCTGAGTTATACAAAGGCACTCGGTTATTGCTAAATCCGTCAGCGTTGCTAGGCGACAATGTTTTAAAAGTTCGCAAGATCAAGCTTGAGCTAGGCACAGTCGCCACCGACTGGACACCGGCACCGGAAGAAGCTGATAGTGCTATTAGTGCTGTATCAGCAGACTTGACGAGTTACAAACAAACACAAGCGACCAAAGAGCAAGCAACCTCTCAGCAGATTAACGGCTTAACTACTCGATTAGCGAGTGCCGAAAGCGGAATATCTCGAGTTGAAAAAGCAGTATCCGACAATCAGTCATCGACTGCTACGCAATTAAATCAGCTCAGTGCGAATTTAACAAAAGCGCAGACTGATCTAAATGCAAAAATCACACAAGAACAGACCGCTAGAGCCAATGGGGATAAAGCGAACTCAGATAAGATCACAGAAATCACAAGCCGTGTAAATAATGCTGAATCAACCATTAGAAACTTGCAATCAACCTCTGCTTCCAAAAAAGAAGTGGCAAGCATTGCCCAAAACGAGTTGCAATCCATTTGGAAATCTGATGTGAAGTCAGCGATTGAAGGCATTAGTGTTGGCGGACGAAACTATATCAGAGATAGTCAATTTAAAAATGGGTATTGGCGCTACGCCAAAAGAGAGGGGAGCGATGTTTGTAATGTCAATAATGGCGTTGTAGAAATTATCTCAACAGGTAATTACTGGCATCAATATCAGCTATCTACTTATGATTATGATGACGGATTAAATCTTGTTGAGCACAATTCTACGGTTACACTTTCTGTTGAAGTTCAAAGTCCTGATGATTGTCCATTTTGGGTAAATATCCGTAGCGACACAACAGAAGGCCCTACAACCAACCCAATTAATTTTAGTGGTGTTGCCAATAATCAATGGCAAAGAGTTTCCTTCACTGGAAAACTTATACCATCGAAAAATCATAAAGGCTACCGTATTATTCTAGCAACAAGTAATACTGGCACCATTCGTTTTAGAAATCCTAAGCTAGAAATTGGGACGATTGCCACCGATTGGACACCTGCGCCAGAGGATCTTGAAAGCAAAATGGATTCAATATCTGCTAAGGTGGATACAGTCCAACAAACACTAGCTAACGCCAATTCTGCATTAAGTTCTCGCATTGATAGCGTAACGGCTTCAGTAAATGATGCCAAATCGCAAGTGTCACAAGTGAGTAAAGCCGTGTCAGATGTAAGCGGTAAGTTGTCTGCAACCAGTACGCTTAAAACTCAAGTAATTGCCGGCGGTCGTAAAGCGATCGCCGGTATTGCTTTGGGGGCTGAGTCGGATGGCGTAACAACAGAATCTTCCGTTATTGTTATGGCGGATAAGTTCGGCATTGTTGCTAATGCTAATGACGGCAATGTGAAGCCTGTGTTTAGCGTTGCCGATGGTCAAGTAGGTATTCGTGGTGATCTTGTGGTTGCTGGATCGGTGACTCGGGATAAATTATCGGGTGGAGCTGGAGAAAATCTACTTTATAACCCGATCTTTGCTAATAACGGTCACGGCTGGACGTATTATGTTGACACAGCAAATATTGATAATGCTGGTTATAGTTTTAATGCTAATACCGGAGTATATCAATCAGGTGCGTATTTGCCGACAGAAAATCAATTTAGATTACAACATATTCGTAAATCAATTACAGGGGACGTGAGATTAGGTGGTTTGTATCAAGATATGAAATTAACGCCTAACACGTATTATTGTTTTTCAGTTTATACAGGTGGTCATAGAAGTTATGTCGATTTAAACATTGAAGGTGGTGGAATACAGATTATTCATAAAAGTTGGAGTGGTAGAGGGCGTACAGGAGGTTTCCCTGATAATACAAAAGAGACAGGTGTTGAAAATTGGTATCGGATCTGGCTTATTTTTAAAACAAATGCCACCAATTCTGCTGAAACCAATTATCGTTTAATTATTAACACTTGGGGGCAAAACGGTCAAGATAGTCCAATGTTTATTATTAGACGACCAATGCTTGAAGAGTGTAATGCTAGCAGTACCGAGCCTAGCCCTTGGTCAAATGCCGGAGCTGGTCCAGTCCACGGCGGTAGTATTATCGCAAATACGATTCGTGGTGATCATATTATGGCGAATCAACGTATCAGTTCTCCGGTGATTGAAGGTGGCAGCCTGAATATTGGCAACGGCAATTTTATTGTTGATAGTAGCGGTAATGTTACGGCAAAAAAAGGAACTTTTAGTGGCGACCTTAGTGGGGCAACTGGGACATTTAAAGGGGATATATCTGCGGCTAGTGGTACGTTTAGTGGTAAGATTTATGCGAAGAATCTTATTGATGATACTGCTCAAGCATTCACATTGCAGCATGGTAAGTCTTTAACAATACCGGCTTTTGGTAAAAAGCGAATTATTATTGTTCCTGCTTGTTTTTGCGAGCTCAGAGTAAATTCAGCTGCTGGTAGTGCAGCTGCAACTATTCAGGCGTCGGCCTCGATTACAATCACAAGTTCGGCTGGTGGTAGTATATCAGGGAGCGGGTCGCAAAGAGGGAGTGGCGCATCCGGAACAGTCTTTCTGTCTGGTTTTTTTGTTGTAAATGCTAATACAGCAACTACAATTAATTATACATCTTCAGTATCTGGCTCGGGGGAAGTTTATTGCCCGGATATACCAATTATTGCAATCTGTTAAATCACAAAAGGTAATTTATTATGAATAAATTAATTTTTACTCTATTAGTAACAAGTTTATTATCTGCTTGTTCAACTCAATATCCTATTGACTATACAACTAAACCAGTGTTTTGTTATCAATTATCGCCACAAGATATACAGCCAGGCAAAAATTGTATTGGAACAGGTGGACACAATTAATTTATACGGCCCGCAAAGCGGGCTTTTTTATTAGCTAAAATAAGGAAAAACTTATGAAATTCATTGAAAAACAAACAGAATGCCAACGCACTGGCGCATTAGCTACATATCACGTCGTAACCGGTTTACAAGTGGACTATGTAAATAGCAGCACATTTGTGACAATTGGCTCTTACGTGTCAAAAACTAAAAAAGACGAGGGGAAAGAATCGTTATCCGTTAATACTTTTACTATTCAAGCTGTGCCTGCGTGGGATCAAATTCCGTATCAATGGGCGTTAGCCGAATTAGTCAAAGCTCAACCGGACGATTTTATACCTGAAACATACGCCGGCTATGTAAATCCTTATATGTTTGCCGGTGGCAAAGTAAAAGACGAGCCGGAAGCTAAATAA